TTATTCTTGCTTGTCGTCAGTCCGGTAAATCTATATCTTCTGTAATATACATTTTATGGTATGCAATCTTTCATCCAGAAAAAACAGTTGCAATACTTGCAAACAAAGGTGCAACAGCAAGAGAGATGTTAGCTCGTGTTACACTTGCATTAGAAAATTTACCACATTTTATTCAACCGGGTTGTAGAGTACTAAACAAAGGTTCATTAGAATTTTCTAACAACTCACGTATCATAGCATCCTCAACTTCTGCATCATCTATTCGTGGTCAATCGGTTAACTTACTTTTTCTGGACGAGTTTGCGTTTGTTGAAAATGCTGCTACATTTTATACAGCAACATATCCTGTAATATCAGCTGGTGAAGAAACAAAAGTAATTATAACATCTACACCAAACGGTATAGGTAATATGTTTTACAAAATATGGGAAGGTGCGGTTCAAAAAGCAAACGAGTTCAAACATTTTAGAGTAGATTGGTGGGACGTTCCAGGTCGTGATGAAAAATGGAAAGAAATGACAATCGCAAATACGTCTCAAACACAATTTTCACAAGAGTTTTCAAATGAATTTGTTGGTAGTTCTACAACTCTTATTGCATCAGAATGTTTACTTGCGTTAAAAGCTAAAGAATTTAAAAGAACTACAAGAGATATAAAATTATACGAAGAAGCTTTGCAAGATAATAATTATATATTAACAGTAGATGTATCTAAAGGTAGAGGACAAGACTATTCTACATTCAGTGTATTTGACATTACATCTAAACCATTTAAACAAGTTGTCACGTATAGAAATAATATTATATCACCTTTACTATTACCAGATCTTATTGCGTGGACAGCAAGAAGTTATAACGATGCTATTGTTGTTGTAGAAAACAATGACGTAGGTCAAGTTGTATGTAATGGATTATATTACG